CCCTACGCTGGCCCGCACGCTGGCCCCTACGCTGTCCCGCACGCTGGCCCCTACGCTGTCCCGCACGCTGGCCCCTACGCTGGCCCCGATATGCGATTTATCCATGACGATAGCATGAGTGAGAGCGTTACTCATCGGAGAACCGCACCAGACGATTTGACGCGGCGGATTTAATCCTGCGATTGTGTACATCTGATTAATGGCGTGTTCGGCACGTTGCCGGTCTGCCGGTTCTGTAGATAGCCCGATAGCCGTCCATTGATCCATGTATTCTGCAAATCGTGCTTGCTGCTCTTGCGTCAGTCTCGTTATTTTGCTCATCGTCCTGTCTCTTCTTTCAATTCATCCATACTCTGCTCAGAAGGCAATCTCACCTTATGAGCAGAGTAATTATTTCGTCAGTCTAGTACGCGCCGAATTTCCTGCGGTGAGTATTCGCGCTGATGCACAATGCGATAGTTGCTCATTGGCAACTCAATCGTATCATGCTCTTCATGCACTATTGTTGCCCCATGCGGGGCAGACAGGTATTCTGTGATACCATCAGCGAGTTTGAGTTCATGTTTCTCAACGCTCGGCTCAACGATAGCGTGTGCGTGTCCCGTCACTTCGCCATAGGCGAGGATAACGCGTCCTGCATCACGCTTTACTGTCGTTGCTTCTGCCGGGATTTCGTCACACGCGACGAGAAGCACATCGCCCTGTCGGTACATTCTCATTTTCTTCTGTCCTTTCAATGTCCGTATCCTTTCGAGAGTGAAAGCCTTGTCAGCAGGTAGGCTTTCGGTTGGTGATAATCGCCTCATCGTGCCATCGCCTCTACCGTCTGCCGGTTCGGATCGGGAGAAGTCTCTACGAGCGTGAGCGGCGCGGCATCTGACTTCTGCCTCTCAACTGCCTTCCTCTGTGCAACGCAGTAAGACGTGAGTGCCGAAAGTTCACCTTCGTTGAACTCAGTATACCGCAAATTGCCCTCGTTGTCGAAACAATCATGAGCGCGACCTGCATTTACACCCCACGCTTCCTGTATCGCCTCTTCTGTCATGTCGCAACCTGCTGCACGCCATGCCGAAAGAAACAGTTTGATAGCCGCATCCTTTGCCGTCTGCGTTCCAGGTGCATTCGCCTTCGGAGTCTCAACTTGAGACTTTTCGCGCGGCGGTTCCGGCTTCGGGGGCAGTGGGCGCGGTACGCTCTGCACCTGCCGGTTGCGCGTCGTATCGTTCTCTGCGTGCTGCCCGTCGTCGTCTTCAGCAGCGACGCCGACAAGCGCCATAAGCGCGTAACGCCTCGCGTAGGTTGCAGCACTTCCAGCACCCTGCGGCGATAGTTGCGCAACAGGCAGGGTGAACTCGTCCTGAATGAACTGCCCCGACTTATGCAGAAGGATAGAGGTCAGCGTCAGGCAATTGTCATTCACAGCACCCGGAGACTGCACGACGGATAGCCCGTTCTTAGAGAGTGCAGCGCGGCAGGCATCCCACACAGCAGAGAGTGTGGCGTATTTTACGCGCCCGCCATCTGCTGTCTTGTAAGCCGGGTTCGTACCGTCCTTACTTGCGCCTTCCATCTCGCCCTGCGCCAGCGCAAGAGCGGCAGCAAGGTCGTTAATAGTCTCAGACATTCTCATCGTCATCTCTCCTGTTAAATTCGTCACATCTCGTAAGTATGTCTGTATGTAAGTATACCATATTCCTGTAAATAATGCTATACTTTCCGTATGGAGACAGAAGAAACTACAAAATTAACTTTGAACATGAAGGTCGGCCTGCATACTGCACTCAAAGTAGAAGCAGCGCGGCGGCGAACGACAGTGACGGCTCTGCTTACAGACTGCGCGGAAACTATCGTCAGAAACGCCTCAGACCGTACAGCAGATACCCGCGCCCCTTACCACACGTCTACAGATTCGCAAGAGTAGATTGGCAGTAGTCATATAGGTCGCGCAGGGCGTCGTTCAGCGCGTCTACGGCTTCCTGCGCCTGCTCAGTCGCATCGAATGCCCAACCGGTCGTCTTAAAGAGATGCGCGCCGCTTCGCGTCTGCGCCCATGCTTCGACGTTCTGGAACTGTGCCAGCAGGTTGCGCGCGGCGTCTATCGCGGCGTCTTCAAGTTCAGTTCTCTTGTCTGTCATCATGTCTCCCTGATAGCGATATGGTAGAAGGCAAGCATCAGTTTGCGCTTGATAGAATATGCTTGTGTCCTCACGCCTTTCACGTCTTCAATGCAGGATTGCCACTTGCCGGTGTCTGTGAGTTCCTCATAGGCGAAGTCAGCCACGTAAGTACAGATGTGCTGCCCGTTGTGCCGGAACTCGTAGCGCGGCTGTAGCCGCAGGTTCCTGAGTTCTCCCGCACGCGCCAGGAGACGAAGTTCACAGTAACGATTCGCCTCGCGCTGTGACGGGAACCTGTGGCCGTCTATCACGGTCGGCTTCGCGTTGTATTTGCCGTATCGCTCGGTCACGACGTTTCCTCTGCTATCTTCTCCATAAAGACTATCGTGCCGTCTGGTAATTCCTCTTCTGTTCTGACGAACTCTCGCCTGTCGAAGTAAGGTGCATTCTCGCCCCACGAGTTTATGTACCACTTGCCAGTATAGATAGGAATAGCGATAGTAGGGCAGGAAGGAGGAGCCTTCGTCTCTATCTTGCGTTCACAGCCGCAGAGCGTTCTCAGTGTCACTATCATAGTTCCTGTTCTCCGAATATCTCGCCGCCGCACTTTTCGGCGTTGTAAGAAATCCAGTAGACGCGACCGAGAACAGTAATCGCGTACCACGCACGCTCACAGTCGCGGCAAGTGCGTAACTCGTGTGTGCCGTCCAGATAGCGTACCCATGCCCAACGGTAGCGGTGCAGTCCTAATCGGCAACGGATGTTCATTCGCTTGTCTCTATGTGAACATACCCGCCCAACAACTCTTGATTGATGCCCCATATGCCGCGTCCCGTCGCGTCCATGACGAACAGCAGGATATTGCCTCTGCCGCTCGTATCCAGTAGCACATGAACTGTCACGGTCTGCGGCGGCGCATCCTCGCCCATGTCAGGCCAGAAGAGGGCAGAGAACGTCAGGACTGCCTGTGCAGGCGCGTACTGAGAGGGGGCGAATATCCAGACGCCGAGCGTTTGCGTACTGACGAGAACGCCTGCCTGCCCGATGACAGATAAACCTCCTCTATCGCCATCGCCGGATATACTCACGGCTTCCAGGCTATGCGTCAGCGTCGGCAGTGAGACGATGCCCCAACAGGCAACAGAACCGTCTTGCCCCTGACAGACAGAGGCAAGACAGGTGACAAACAAGACAGATAGCACATAAGAGAAACGTTTCATACTGACTACTCCTCGCCTATCAGTTTCAAGTCTTCTGCTGCTCTCTGCGCCATCGCCGCTATCTGGATAAGTTCGCCAAGCATAGCATCACTGTCGCGCTGCGCGTCATTCGTCTTGACCTGTTCCCAAAACTCCTCCACTTCTTCCAGAATAACGGCGTAGGCTTCGTGCGCGGAATGGAACGCCGGGAACGACTTACGAGCGTATTTCAACTCGCCCGCGACTGCGCCCGTAAACTTACTCATTGTCATCCTCCATGAAGTCAAGCACACTTGTCTGTGTGGCCTGTACAGTCGCAGATTGCAGGTTGCGGCAGGCTACCTCAAAGTAAGTCGGCTTCAGTTCAATCCCGACGAACCTGCGCCCGTTCTTAATGGATTGGAAACCCTCGCTGCCGATACCGGCAAACGGCGATAGCACCAGTTCGCCAGGATTAGACCAGAGACGGACACAGCGTTCTATCGTGCCTAACTGTAACGGGCAGATATGACGCTCGTCGTTGTTCTCCTTCGCCACGACGGTATTTAGGGTATCCGTCTCCTTTATGCCGTACCAGATAGGACGCGCCCACTCGATCCACTCGTCATTGCTAATGTCAGGCAGTACCGGAACAGCATTCTCACCGGGTGCGCGGAAGACGAGGATATAGTCAGCGAGTGCAGGTCGGAGCCAGGAGGCATCGCGCTTTAACTGCACAAAGAGCAGTCCCTTCGAGTGCGTTCTAATCGCCTGCGCCTGTGGACATTTATCAATACAGACCTCGCCGTGATAGGTAAAACCTGCATCCTCGAAATGCCTTATAGTCGCGCCGCGAAAGTCTTTTAAGCCTATCACGCCGTCAGATACTTTCGTGCTTGTCAACTGCGCGACATGGACGCAGACATTCCGACCGGGCATCATGACCCGCTTTAACTCTCGGCTAATGAACTCGAAGTGATGCCAGAACTCATCTTCCGTGCGGCAGTTCCCTAAGTCGCGCTCGGTCGGTGAATAGGTATAGATCGATTGGAACGGCGGCGAGAAAACAGAAAGAGCAATAGAGTTATCCTCTATCTCCTTTAGCCTCTCTGCGCTGTCTCCGAGCAGCATCGTCCAATCCTTACCCTGCTTGTCGTCTTCTCTATAGCGGAAAGAACGATCTTGCGCTTCTATCTCGGCGCGTTCGTAATCGGCAACATGCTGTATCAGTTCGCTTGCCATCTGTTGTGCCTCTGCCTCCTTCCTCAGAATATTGTTGTAAATCACGCGCTCCGGTTCAGAGAGAACGACGAACGCCTTTACCTCTCTCGTCTGCCCGAACCGCCAGCAGCGACGTATCGCCTGATAATACTGCTCGTAACTATCCCCGATGCCGCAGAACAGCATCCTGGCGCAGTTCTGGAAGTTCAATCCGAACCCGGCGATAGAACACTTCGTCACCATAACTCGCGTCTCGCCGTTAGCAAATTTCTCTAAGGCGTCTGCCTTCTGTTCCGGTGTCTGATTGCCTTCTACCAAGACGCTGCCCGGTATAGACTTCGCGAGTTCTCGGCCCTCATCATTCAGACCGACCCATACAAGCCACTGCTCTTTGCTGTGCGACATAATCAGGTTTGCCGCACTCTCCACTCTGGCGCAAAGAGAGGACTTGCGCATCGTACTGCGCTCGGTAATCCCCTTCAATCCTGAATAGAACAGTCTGTCATCGGGCCGCGTATCTGTGTCAATGATGATAGGCTCAATAGAGAGTGGGGGCAGAGCGTATCCGGCATCAGAGAATCCTAAGTCAGAAGGGCGTTTCAGCGACATTGCCCATGACGCCATCCAGCGATAGAACGGCTCTCTGGCATGGCCGCGCAGACGCCAGCCCTGATCGTCATGGAGGAAAAATGCAGAAAGCATCTCCACGTTTCTCATATGGCCCAAGAACTCGGCGTGATTGCCTATCTCGGCAATATCGTTGGGGGCAGGCGTTGCCGTGCAGCATAGTCGCATCGGCATTTCAGCACACGCCTCTATGAGCGCCGTTCGTGTCTTGCCGTCCTGCGATTTCAGGATGCTCGACTCGTCTAAGACGACGGCTCCGAACTGCGACAGGTCAAAATGGTGGAGCATCTCATAGTTAGTGATCGTGATGCCTGTAGAGGGCGCAGACTGCTGATTTCTAGCGTAAGTAACGTCAATGCCCCACTTCGCACCTTCGCGCACTGTCTGACGCGCTACAGCAAGCGGAGCGAGTATCAGCGTGCGCTTTGCCGCATGACGCGCCCACTCTAACTGCATCAGGCTTTTGCCTAGTCCGGTATCCGCAAATATCGCCGCGCGCCCCTTCTTCAATGCCCATATCACTAATGCACGCTGAAAAGGGAACAAGGACTTGTGCAGTTCATCCGGCGAAACAGACTGGCCGCACGAAGTAACGGAAATCTTCTTCTCCTGTAGGAACTGCTCATAGGTAGTCATGGGGTAAACTCCTCTTCTAATCATCTCCCAAAGTCTCAAGTTGAGACTTTGGCCTGTCTCCTGTCGTCTTACATGAGAAGTATATCACAACTAAGTTAAACAAATCAAGCGTTTTAGCAACTTAGTTGAACTTTTTATGAAGTTACTCCAAGCATCTCTAAAGCATACGGTGGTATCAGATTGAAACCCGGCGTCTCCTCTGCCGTCAGTTCAGCAATCTCTGCCAGGAGTTCGGTTATTCGCTCTTTGCGCTCGTCAGACTTCTCTATCCGCCAGCAGCCTCTATTGACGGCCCTCACGTCTTCCATCGTCAACGCGTCTACGTGCGCTTTCAGTTCAATGATGCGGGATTGTCGTTCTTCTTTGGTCATGCTGCACATCCTAGAATGATGGTCAAACTCTTACCGCATCGTCTGCACGTCTCACTGCTGGCATCGTCCTTGCTGCCGCAGTGAGGGCAGACCGTGCAAGAAGGCGCTTTCAGTCGTATGGTCGGCATCTGCTTCATCTTCTGTTCCGCTTTCAAGATCGGTGCCAGGATAGCCAACGCCAGCGCACGATAAGCAGAGTCAATCGCGGGATTGTCAATATACTTTGTTGTCTTTTGCGTCTGATATACCGGCTGCTTGTATCCCTCTATAGGCAGTTGAGACGGATACTGTTTCTTGCGTAATCGTTTCGCACGCTCTTTGTCACACGCCACGCTGCACGTTCTCGACCATCGTCCTTTTGGAAGTTTGCTGTACTCTGCTCCGCATATTGAACAAGTTCGGACGGTATCTGTACATGACTTATCGTAGATTTCCTGACAGGATTTACTGCATACCGGCGACGGCCTGCTATTTGGCATCAGGAACTTGCGTGAGCAGACAGCGCATATTCGCTTAGATACCTGGATGTTCGCGTTCTTGTTAGTAAGGTATATCTGGCGAGATAGGTTGGCACGACATTGAGGAGAACAGACCTTCGCATTGTGTGCGTTCATCGGAGAATGAAAACTCTTGCCGCACATAACGCAAGTGCGGGTAATGAACTGTAGAGAGTTGTGTGCAGAAGATAGTGTGTTCATTGGGACTGCATTAGTTCGTCGTAAATTGCTTTTAGGATAGGATAAGCGACTTGCGGCACGATGCTATTACCGAGAGCTTTCAGTCGGGCGGTTCGGCTGTTGGCTCTTCTTCCACGTCCGTCCATCCAATGGGATACCCTTGCATCCACTCGACAAAGGCGGGTTGCAACTTCAGGCCATGTCTCGGCCCAATCAGACTGTTGAGAGGCTCGGAG